GAGCCTTATCGTCGGCAGCGGCAGATGTGTATAAGAGACAGGTAGACAGAGCCATGGCCGCATCATCTCCGGCGGCATCATCGATGTCCAGGAACTCATACTTGATAACTGTCACAGGCTTGTCCGGAAAAGTATTGGCCCACACCAGCATAGAGCGTGAAATGCGGTCAACCTCCTCCGAAGATGCCAAAATCCTCTGCTTTTTATCCTCGAAAATATCGCTTCACCGCCTTTCCAAAAACTCGCTCCCACTTGTCCTTGTTTTCCGCCTTGCTTGCCTCAAACCAGTGCGATTGCGCCTGTGAGTGCATTGCCTTGTTGAAAACCAGGTCTTTGTCGGTGAGAACTTTTGTCGCTCCGTAAGATGCATAACTGCTGCCTGTTGCCGGGTCTATCATCAATTTGCCGTAGTATAAATAGCGAGATTGTGGGCCGGGATAGATAATCCTGGATTCCTCTACTTTTGTTCTTCGGTCGAGATTGCCCGTTAAGGCCGGAACGTATGGAGATGTATCCTTTTGTGCTTGGACAGCCATCGCATAAACAGCCTTTTTGCTTGCTGCTTCCAAATGCCCCGTCACAGTTGGAACAATATTGGAGCTGACATCAAAGCTAAACATCAGTTCCCACCAACTTCCCAATGAGACATCTCTCCGCCGAAGTCCTTGAAATCCACAGTGTTGACATTGTAGACATCATCATATGCGGCATCGATCTTCTGAGCAGACCAATTAGGGTGGACGGCCTCTCCTTTTACAAAGAAGGTGTTTTCTCCAGTGGAAAGCGTCCAAAGCCCGCTCTTGTCCTCTGCCCGCCAAAATTCAATAGGCCCTACATACTGCTTTGGCTCACCAGTCATCCCGTCTACGGCTTCAACGCTGGTCGGAATATAGAGGTTGACTGCATCCGCTCCAACCAAACCGCTTTCGTTAACGTTTTTAGCCTTGACAGCATCCAGCAGAACTCCTCGCAGAATGGTAATATGATTTGTAGTTGTTTCCTCAAAAGTGCTAGGGTCCTCTTCTGTCACCACGTTATAGAGCGTCACAACATGGGGGAACACAGCCGCACCTCCTTCCGCGATACAGGAGGCCCGTACTGGACAAATACTGCGCCGCAACAGATGCAAGAGAGGCTTGTGCTGCCTGTGCCGCTATCGTGGCCTGCTGTGCGCTCTCGCCTCCGCTCCGGTATGTCTTGGACCAGCTTCCAACGCTCTGGCTTTGCAGTTCTCCGCCCTCTCCGACGTTTGCGGAGTTGTGGAGAGCGTTCAGGGCTGCTTTGCTGGCAAGGTCGATGCTCTGGTACTGCTCTGCAACAGCACAGCAGGCCATTTTCAAGGCATCCAGTTCCTGATTTTTGCCTGCCCGGCCCTGCGTGTAATAGTCCAAAAAGCTGCTTGCACGCAAGGCGAGGCGCGGGAAGTCGGTCTCCTGAATGGCGGTGCCCAGGTATGTATTTTTGTAATACTGATAATCTGCGTAAGCCATCAGGAGGCCTCCTTACTTCTTTAAGCGGGCTTTCGTCTTGGCCTGCGGTTCAAACGTCGCTCCAGTAAAGCTAAATTTCACCACACTGGAATCATCAACAAGCACTTCAAAGGTATCGTCTTTGGTTACTCGGAATATGATGTCGGCATCAAACGGGATGTTTTGCTTTGTGGGAGAGCCATTTTTCTTGAAGGTCATTTTTGACCCGGTTTTGGTCAGATGGAACGGGAAATAATACCCGCTCTGCTCCTCCGGGGTGCTGCTGAACTCTGTATAATCAGAAACATAATGAAATGTGCCCGTTACAGCGCCGTTCGCATAAACTTTCAGGTCATCACCCACAAGATCGGAAACCTGTTTCCCCAATAGGGTCTGACCGCTGGGGAATAGCGTTAGGGTGTCAGACCCAATTAACCCCCCGCCGGTGCGTAGACAGCAAAAGGGAAAGCCTTCGTGTTCCCGACGTTGTAAGCATTGATAGGATTGGGAATCTCCCAGCCCAGCCGCATGACGGCACGCAGGGCCACCATGTCGTTCTGCATCAGGTTATACAGGATATTCCCGGTAGTGGGGTCCTGTACCACACCGCTGTCAAAAATTTTGAAAGTCATGTCCTGCCGAATAGCGTAGACCAGCTGGCTCCAGTCGCCCACGATGGCAAGAGATTCCTCCGGATCATACGCGCCGTTCACGGGGAAGTACATGCTCATGCCGTCCAGCGCATAGCGGGTATCGCCCTGCATGTCGGTCTTGAAGATGGGCTGACCGTTCTTGTCCACCAGCCCCCGCAGCTTGGCCCGCATCTGGATAGCAGCCATCACGCCGTTGGGGATATAGCCGCTCTCTTCCACCTTGGCAATCACGCCGCCCTCGCCCATAATGTCTTTGAAAATGTCGTTTGTGGCCGTAACGACAGCGCCCGCGGTGGTGGCCGAAGGGACAAGGCCATCACGCCAAGAGGTGGGTTTGTCCGTGCCGTACAGAATAGCGGCGTCGATAACCTTGCCAAATGCCTCCTGAAGGCGGGGGCGCACCTCACCCCAAATGTCGTAATCGCTATCATCCAACACGGCCTCGGGAATAGGGACGATAACGGCAATCTCCTCGGCGTAGATTTTCTTCTTGTCCCACGCCATGTTGGTGGTCTTTTTCAGAGACGCTTTGGAATCTGCTGCGCCAGTTGTTGCCTCGCCGTTGACGAAGTAGGCAGTGGGCAGAGCATCCAGCACATTGAGGGTCTGCGTCTTACTGGTCATGTTGGGCAGCCGCCGGGCCATCCGCAGCACGGCGGACTCCGTTACGGCTCCCTGGATGATCTCTCTGGTCACGGGCTCGGGGATAAGCCCGGAAAGTTTGCTTCTGTCGATAATATCGGCCATATCAAGGCTCCTTTCTTACTTGAGCGCGCCCCGGATCAGGGCGTTCATCACGTCGTTTTCTCCTGTTTTGGGCTTTCCGCCGCCCACAGGAGCCGTCCAATCAAATGTGGTTTTCTTGCGGTCAGCGGTTAGCTCGTCCACGGCCTGTTCGAAGGTTTTCTTATCGTCCACCATCTTCCCGGCCTTAAAGGCGATAAACTCGGCCTCCTCGCCGGACAGGCCCTTTTGGGCCAGATACAGGTCCCGCTTGAGTTGGTCCCGCTCCGCCTCTGCGGCGGTCAGTTTCCCGGCCAGCGTGTCCCGCTCTCCGGTCAGATTGTCCCAGCGCGCCTTTTCATCAGCCTGTCCGTCCTTCCAGGTTCGGTAGGCGGTCATCTCCTCTTCGCTGGGCATTCCCTTCATGGCTTTCGCAAGCCGCTTGCCAATCATGGCGTCCACTTCCGCCTGAGTGAAGGTTTTCTCAGGCGCGGGCTCCGGCGCAGGGGCCGGGGTAGGGTTATTGATAGGTTCGCTCATGGTATTACCTCCGTTTATTATCAGGGCCGTCGCCCTGCGGTTTTACGCCTCTCGGCATGGATACAAAAGAAAAAGCGTGGGCAACCTGTAAGAAATCCTTACAAGTTACCCACGCTCGGGTCTTCCGCCTCAACGCTTAGAGGCGGGAGCAGTATTTAATTTGCAATTCTTTATAAAGCCGTTCTAATTCGTCTTTTGTATTTTTTCTTGGAACCATATTTCCTCTGATATGAATATCACATCGTTCGCAGAAAATCTCATTTTCTGTATATGGTAGTTCTGGACCACCGACAAAATCTGTTTTATACTCCAAAAATCCACTGCATTTAGGACATATGAAGTTATTCACGGTTTCACTTCCTCCCGCTTGATATGTATAATTTTAACACCATCTTTCACGGGAATCAACTCCACCCTGTCTCCATTTGCAAGGACGGCCTCAATTGTTTTTATTTGATTTTCATCAACCATACCGCACACTCATCCTCTCTGTCTGCTCCGGCAGACCGGCCGCCTTGCTGAACTCCTTGTATTCCTTATTCAGCCGCCGGATACGGGCCGTTACAGCTTGGTAATCTTCTTCCAGTCCAGCGGCCTTATATGCGGTTTGTTCCCGCTTCAGCTTTCGAACGGTGCGTTCTATTTGACGTTGCTTTTGAGTGGCCGTATATCCATCGTACTGCCTGCCTTCAAAAGATATCTCCCGATTTTTCCCCTTCATGGCGTTCAAATCAGAGCTTGAATAGGTCGGCTCCATGACACCCTCAACAAACGGATAAAAGTGGTGGCGGCAGTTCCATCCGCCCAGACCGGGTCCGGTACCATAGCCCGTAGAAGCGATAAAATCAGGATATCTCCCGCTGGATTGCTTCGGTTTTTTGCTCCATCGGTAAATCTTCCCTTGCCAGCTCTCGTGATTTTCCGGCCCGGTCCCGGTGTTCCGCGCCCCGGTATGAGCGGAGACCTCAACCAGATCAGTTTCCAAATAATCCATGCCTTGCTCCGAATACTGTTGGCAAAGCTGATTGACTCCAGTCATAATGGCCCGCCGGACAGCAACATCGATTTGGTCCATGTGGCCGCTTTCATATTCCGCTGTCTTGAGGCCGCTGTCTGCAAGCTGTTTCACGGCACCGCTAATTGCCTGATTGTAGCTGATTGCTCCACTCTGTATCTGCAACACGGCATTATCAAGCGCCCATTGGTAAGCACTTGCAGGCCGGAGCAATGTCCTTCCATTGTCGAGTAAAAATGCCATAGATTGTGTAAGATTGCGAAATGTATCAAGCGTCTGCTTTCTGATGGCGTCAAAGTCGGAGGTGCTTAACATCGTCTTGGGCGCTGTTACATCTGAACGATCAACCAGATATGTGTAATACTTCTGGTTCCGCTCTACAACATCGTCAAATAGCTTATTCAGCTCTTTCTCGCCGATATTGGTCGTTCTTTTGATTGCTTGCTCAATCTCCTGTTGGCTGATACCGTGGGAGCGCAACGCCTCAATATCTAGGACAGTGACTTCGTTTAGCTCCCCTGATACTTTGAGCCTAGAACAAATTTCCTCTAGTAGCGTGTTTTCAAGATTGCGGTACAGCTCTGCTAGCTCCTCCGGGAGGGCGTCGAGAATCTCAGGAGTAAAGGGTAGGACTTCATGGTCCGACCACCCCCTCCAGCAGCTTCACCCAAAGCGCATATTTCAGGTAAAATCCGGCCACGGCAAGGAGGAAAGCAATGATGGCTCCCGCAACTATGTATTTCCAGCCATTCACTATTCCACTTCCTCCTGCTTCTCGTCCGTCAGGTCCTCCATCTTCGGCAGCATCTTCTTTGCCGTGGCCTCGTCCTCGTTATACCACTTCATGCGGTACTCCCAATCGTTCATGATGCCCGCCGCGAGGTCTTGGCGGTCATTATTGCGCTCGGTGGTCTTGTCCTCGATTATGCTGTCATCAAAATCAATAGTGACCTCCGCTTCCTCATTCAACCCGGCGCCCATGGCCGTGTTGCCCAGGTGAAGAATAATCCGGCACAGTTCCTTGATGGCGCTCTCCAAGATAATCTCGTGCTTTTTTATGGTGCGGAACATGGTAGAGTTTTCGCTGATGACTTGGGTGGCCGTAGTAATACTGCCCCGGTCGAACCTATAATGGTTTTCGCCAAAGCCGCACTTACTGGAAAGTAAATTGAGCTGCGTCTGAATGCCCTCGCTGTGCTCTGCTGTCCGAAGGTTCATATCAATGGGCTGTATAATAGCCCCGCCCTCGATATCCTCCGGCAACACATAGTAGGCCAGGTCGTCCGGGTCAAAAACCGGCTCCCCGTCCAAATACTGTTGTGCGGAAGGCTTAACCATCACCCGCTTTTTCCCCAGCACGAACTCATTGACGTAGCTGTCAAAGGCAATATCCACGCCCTTCATGCTGTCGATGGCGTTGGCGTAGACCGAAATTCCGAGCGGGATGGAGTAATCGAAGTTGTTGGCGATATTAGGCCGGTCAATGACGAATTGCCGTCGGTCGCTTCCGGTATGGACCACAGGAGGCACCCGCTCAAATCCCTGCACGGAGGTCAGCTGTACCTCAGTATCTACGTTCTGGTTGCGGTATGTATACAGCCGGTTTTCAATGTCGTACTGCCCGTTTACCTTTCGGTGGATTTGCAGATAGCAGTAATCGTCCCCGTTTACGTTGACGATGCTGTCAAAGGCACATTCAGTAATAACTCCATTCTGCCATGACAGGGGCCAGATATGCTCTACCGTTACATAGTCAATGATGATATCGGTTGCACTTCCGGGAACAGGGCCGGCCTCTGTGGCCCCCATGCCCACCACGCGGGGGATAAAAGCCACCGTGCCAAGAGCAAAGGCCATCTCTTGCATCTCGTTGGAGCGCACGCGAAAGTTGTTCTCCTTCAGAACCCGATCAATAAATTCCTGTTCTTTCGTGCCGTCCAAGGTGATTTCAACCCGCTCATTCATAAGGAGATTTGCCCAGTCCTCCGGGATTTTCTTGCCCATGTTAAGGGTGTACCGCTTGCACCGAACCACTCCGGCCCCATTGCGCACCCGGTATCGGTGGAACCCCTTTACGTCGCCCTCATACCAGGACTTCCACTCCTGGACTTTGCCATAAAATCCCTCGTTGATGGTGGCAAAGCCCAATGATTTCAATTTGTCGATGATGGTCATTCGTTCACCTCATTACCGGGAAATGCCGCACGAGAATCGTGTTTGCGAAATATCGTATATCATCCATGGCGTGGTCGTCTGCCTTGATAACCTTGTCCACAGTGGATTCCTCGTCCCATCTGTATAGTCCAAATTCTCGGATAGCGTCCTTGCACCGGCGGTGTATTTTGAGCTTTCCGCTTTTGAGATAGACGGAAGTTCTGCGTATGCCGTCCATTACATCATTGTTCGCTTTAACTACATGGAACTCGTTGTGTCGGAATACCGTAGTGATGAAAGACGCCGCCGACGGGTCAATGACCACATAGTCCACGTTATAACCGTCGGCCAGTTCCCGTATCGCCTGGTAATACTCCTCGTCGGTCAGTTGCTCCTGCGTCCCACGCCCGCTGTAATAATACTCATTGATGCGGACAGCCCCTTGCGTTGTCACGCACCACAGGCCGGCAGAAAAGGGGTTGAGCGTTCCGTAATCCACAGAAATATAATACCGGCCCGCCGGCGGTTCCTCGTCCACGATGTCGCTCTCCCCAAACATGGGGTAGATCAGTCCCTCAGCCAGCGCCCACTGTCCCAAAATATAACGGTCATAAAAAACCGTGCCACGATACTCCCGTTTTAGGTTCTCCACAAAAGCCTCCGGGAGAAACGGATTATCGTCAATGGTATATGTCTGGCTAAAAATATCCGCTTTACTGTCCAGAAACACTTTCAACCAGTGATTCGGCCCCTGCGGATTATAAGTGCCGTCAAAGCACGAATACGCCTTATCCAGACGGCTTTTCAGCAGCTCAAAGACTTCCTGGCTCCAGTCTGCCACCTCGTCGCCGTAGCAGTATTTGATGGACGCCCCTCGGATTTTAGAGACCTGGGAAACCTTCTCAGCGCCTAGACAGTAGCACTTTTCCCCAAATATCCACGCCGTATTGTCGCTCGAGATCGTGCCCACCAGCTTATCCCCGTACAGGTTGCGCATCGGCTCCAGTACGTTCCGCTCAATCGTGGACTTTGTAACTCCAAGGATGACGGTCAACCCGTCCTTTCCGACACGCTCCCGGATGCGGATTGGGATGATCCACCGGAAATCAAGGTAGGTTTTCCCGCTGCGGGTGGCCCCTCCCTTAAAGTTCCAACGGTGATGCCCCTCCCGGACAAATTCAGTTTGTTTCGGACTTAACAGCATCCTTAAACTCCTTCAACAAACCATCCAACTTGTTCAAACTGTCGTTTCCGCTGGCTGTGTTCTTTGTGGCCTTGTCAACGATGATTCCGAAAGAAGTAGCAATTTGAGATAATCCCGCATCCCTGATCTTTTCCGGGTCTGTCAGCGCCATCAGGTGGAGGTCGATGGCCTCCTGCATCTTTTCCTTGCGCGTCTCCATGAAGGCCAGCATATCAAGTGTATTCTGCTTCTTTTTTTGTTGCGCCTTTTGGGCGAATCCTTCGCACTTTAGCACTATCCGCTTCACAGTATCTTTGGAAACCCCATTGATTTTTGCTGTGGCGTTATAGCTATCGGTCTCCAGATAATCAGCCACTATTTTCTTTTTCTGCTTATCCGTCAGCCGTGCAGCCATGTCACCACCTCAATCAAAAATTCCCCGTACCCGACCCTCCCATCATTTCAGCGAGACGGGCACGCCCTATTTGGCGCCGCATGGAGGGCGCGACCCTCCGGCCCTGATTGTGGGCTGCATCGTGCTGCGGCATATTTGAAGGGAGTCCCCCGGCAGGAAGCGTACAAGAGAGGCTCTCCTTCCCGTTTAATATCTGCTTACTAGATACCCTGCCGGGGGAGTGGGTTGTCCTTTGGGCCGTGGTTGGTACACAGCCCGAAAGGGGAGGGAAAAGAAGGAGCATGGGGAAGTTACTCCCTCATGCTCCATTGTCGCATAAGTTCAACTGGCAATTCCTCAAAAAGGAGGAATTTTCAAATTTTCTTATGAGACGATAAAGGTTTAACTACGCATGGATAGTCTGTTCGTCCAAGTAAGTAATCTGTCGACACTTCAAAATAATCAGCTATTGCCTCCAGAGCGTCCGTCCCTGGTTTTCTGTTCCCAAGTTCATATCTTCTGATTTGGTCAGACGATATCCCACACAGCTCAGAAAGCCTATATCTACTGAGTCTGTTTCTCTCCCTAAGCCTTCTCAGCCTTTCCGGGAACTCACCCATCCATATCCTCCTTCTTGATCCAATACCGTCCCGCGCAGCGGTGGGCGGTAACGCAGGCGGTAGAAATCCTGCAGGGGCGAACACCAACATCCTCTGCGGCAGATTTGATTGACGGATACTCCTTCCGCTGGCCGTGACGATCAATGGAGATTACTTCGGTTTCAGTCATTGTTTACCTCCCTCACGCCGTCCGCCCTCTTCCGTCTTGAAGCAGACCACCCGCACCACATCATAGACTTGCATCTCTGTACTTTTGAATGGGAACTGCTTGCAGTGCGGGCAGGTTATCGTTTCGAGCATTTCTTCCTCTGACAGATCGTAACCTGTCCAATTCTTCGTAGTTTCGATGTAGACGGCGTTGTGCTCGCATTCAATGATAGGCTGTTCAATGTCGGTGTCGCTTCCATCTCGGAGGAAAGTATCGACCAACAAATTCTCGATTTCCTTTCCGCATTTCTCGCACTTCATTGTCCTCCCTCCCCGTCGTAGATGTTGCCGATAATCTCTTCCGCACCCGTCCATGCGTATCCCGGGTTCAAACCAGATAGATATACCGCTGGCATTCCTCCGATAAAAGTTCCGCCGTGTTCCTGAACCCATACCACCTCATGGGTGCAACCACGGCTGCATTTTACAATATCCCCTACAAACACTTTCTTCCCGTTCTTGTCGGTCAGGCCGGTGTACTGGCAGACCGTGGATGGGTCAACATCATGACAGGTATCGCAGCAAATAAAGCCTTTGCTTTTTGAAAATAATGTTTTGCTATCACTGGGCAAGATTGCGCGGGCGCCGCCTGCAAAGCATACCAAGCTTCCGGAAATCCATTCTCCATTATCCAGCCGCTTGGCTTTGAAAAGGATTTCTCTCATTCTTTGCCCTCCATCATCGTTAAAGCCTTCTGCAAGCAAGCCTGTATCTCTTCACTGATAGCAGCATTGCTCTTTGCGAATGTATTGTCTAAGTAGTTTTTGTCATGGTAAGCAAGAGTTTCTAGAGCTAACGCAACACGAATGTACTCTTCTGACGTTTTGCATACACACTCAGGGTATTTCATTGGGCACCTCCGATGATCTCGTCAAGGGTGACGGTTTCGTCGGGACGGAGGGAGTGGAAACGTTCAGCTTGAATGGTAGCAAGGTAAAATGAGATGTCATCTTCTACACCATAAATCGCAATGGCTGAGAGGTTCCTTGCGAGTTTATAAGCATCCGGGAAAATCTCCTTGATAGCCTTCGCCATCTCCACCTCCTGCTCCGTCCAGCGGGGCTTTCCTTCCAAGTCCCACTCATGTACCCATTCACGACAGCAAATTCCTCTCTGATAGATAGGGCATTTCTGTTCGCACGGATTATTTGTGTGGGCCTTTCCGTATTGATAGCACCACTCTTTCAGTTCCCCCAGTGTCCAGTCCTTCAACGGCTTGTCCATGTGGGTCTCCTTCCTTTTCACCCAATTTTTGCACCCTTCCTGTGGGTCAAAGTCCTTCTCAATTTCACACCCAATGCAGTTAAAACAAGTGCGTGGTTCATCATCCTCCACCACCTCATAGCCCATCAGGCGGGCGGCTTCTTGGACCCAGCTTGTTATCGTCTCCATATCCCGGCTAAAATCGGCTATGTCTTGGTCTTGTACGTCTCTTGGCTTATCTGCCCAAAGCTCTCTCCCGGCCCGTTGCCCATAGAAAAAGTCCCATTTAGACAGAATTTCAAGCACTTCCCCCGTCTTACTCCGAAATTTCATTTGATCTTCCTCCCAATCCATGGCAACAGCCAGCCGAAGGTCAGCGCACCGGCCACATAGCCAAGCCAAAGTTCACTGCTCATGGCCGTAGGAGCAGAAATCATCATCGAACCAACCTGTTTGCTTGTGCTTCGTGCAATAATCAATTGGTTTGTGATACTTGCACTCCCGGCACCTGACCACAGGCACGGCGTCGATGGTGGGGGCATGACAAATCAAATTAAGAAAATTACGGTTACAGTTACGTTCAATGCCAGTTGACTCTTTATATTGTTTCTCAACTTCGTCGTAAATCGTGCCAACATCAGCCAACCTCATGCTCGTCCTCCAATACGGCCATATCATAGCCGCTCTCTATAAATCGGATCGTTTTTTGATGGTTGCAAGCGTTCCCGAGATAAGTGTAAATCTCCCGCATATCCTCCACGTTGAACCTAGTGTCAAGGTATTGATTTATACCATTCAGGAAGAAGATATGAAGGGCTGTATTATCTACTGCACGGCGGAACGGCGTGGACTTACAAGCCGCGCGGGAAAACCACTCCAACACCTTGCACTTTACATCCATCTCACTATCACAAGTGCTGATATTGAAATATACGTTCGCCTTTTGGTGGGCGATAAACTCCCCCTGGTCGTTGATGAACCATCCAGGGAAGCATATCCCAAGTCTTTTTATGACTGTCCAATCAACCATCCTGCTCCCTCCGTAGTGCGGCCTCTGCCTCTTCTCGGGTCAGAAAGACGGTTTTGCCAAAAACATCATCCCAATAATAGCCCAAGCCGCCGCCCATAACGAAAACTTTCCATCTTGGTCGGGGCATAAGCGGCCTCCATATTGCGTCACAGATTATTTCTTCGTAAATTTCCCCATTAAATACTCGAAAAATCTTTTGGTGCAGCTTCACGGGTGGGATACCACATTGTCCCTCCTTGACCGCCTCCGCGAACTGGCCAAGACGGTCCAGGTCGTACTCATCCCCCAGGATGTCCTCGATGGCGGCGAGGCGGTCAACAGCGTTTCCCATAAACTTTTTTGGTACACTCCATACATCAAAGCAATCATCTTCTCCGATGTAATTTACAGTACGACCGGCAAGCTGTTCTTTCTTGGTCATCCGTTCCATACTCATTCCTCCTTACAGATCAGCGCATAGGCGTGGTATCTGTCTCCATCCCACCTCAGATGCTCAACAAGACCAGCCAAATACGCGGTTGCGGTTCTGGAATCAAACCATTTCGGGTCATGCCCAAAAACCGGCGTGTACTCGCTGTAACTGTGCAAATCGGTCTGAATTGCCCGACCAGCTAGCACATACTTCTCGTTTGGCTCCAAACGCTGGAAGAACATATCTCCATCCATAATGGAAAACTGCTTCATGTCAGTCCTCCTTCGGGCCGCGCCAATCCCAGTTCTCCCCGTGAGAGCATTTCTTGCATATTTCAGGGATTGGCGTTTGCAGACTGTCGCAATGTTTGCAGACTGCACAGGATTTTATACACTGCAAATCGTTTACCGCCGCATCCTTCTCCCACTTCACCTGCTCCAGCTCGGCTTGTATGGCTTCCAACTCCTCGTGCGCCTTGATGATTTCCGTTTTAGCACAGACGATAGGGCAGTCGTGGCACTTATCCTCATAGTGTTTCAGACGGGCGATCTCTGCCCCGGCCTGTTCCAGCTCGGCCTGGAGCGTGGAGAGGGCGGTCAAGCACTCCACCATATCATGAAACGTCTCCTCCGGGTTGTTCTCCACCGTACTGTACCCGTGGTAGTCATGTTTCAGCCGCTCAATCAACTTCTCAATGTCCATCAGGTGGTCTCCTTCCGCATATCTGCAAGGATTTCTGCTTTGCGACGCATACACCACGCAAACACAGGAAACCGGAATGCCTCCCCTTTGGTGGAACACTGGGAAAGGAAGCCGCACTTATCACAATGCCCGTATACAATGGCCTGTGAGATCGCCAGCCCCTCTGCTTGCTTTTCCGGCGTGTACTGCCGGTCAAACATGGTGATATGTTTTATTCCAGTGCCAGAAATGTCCATCAGGTGTCCTCCTCTCCCTCCGGCGGGCGGCGGTAGAACACCCAATCAGGCAATTCATTTACATAGCTCCCATACCCTGACGGTGTAATAATATAGCCATATTTGCACAAACACCAATAACCAACTTTCTCGCCATTTAATTTGTTATATGAAAGCCATACTGGAGCATCTATCTTCCACAGTTGCTCGATGGGCATCGGCTCGTTCGGCGGGGACAGGGCGGAGATTGCCATGTCTAGGGCATCGGCATATCGACCATGCTGGGATGCCCTAAGACTGCTGGAATCAACTCTGTCTTTTGCCACCCAATCAGCGGACTTTTCAGCGGCTTCGAGCTTCCGGGCTAAATCCCGTTTCTCTTGCAGGATGGTCACTGCCTCTTTCCTGTCCATCCTCACCCCTCCTTTTCCGGTGGCTCCGGAAGGGGCATCCACCACGAGACATCAGCATCTTCCCAGTCCAGGTATTCATCGATGATCCAGCCGTCAGCCTTATTCCACGAGCCTAGCTGGTATGCTTCCTCCAAGGTAATGTTCGGCCTCGGCTTCCCGCTCACGATACACAACACGGACTTATGTTCTGCCGGCATGGCATTTTCCGCGCTCACCCACTCGTTCGGCAGGGTGAGGGTGGGCATAGAGCGCACCTTGTCCAGGAATACCTCCCCGATCTGCACGGTTGCTGGATGGCACGCTTGGTCAATTATCTTTTCGCACCATTTCCGTAGTATATTTCCGTCAATCGGTCGTACTTCCATTTTTCAGCGCCTCCTCAGTCGCAATCATCTCGATTACCGGAACAACTTCAAAGTCTCTGTCCCACGAAGAACAGCCGCTTCTGGCTTGTGCTTCGGAGCGATATGTCTTGACAGAAACATCTTTCACTTCTGTAATCGGGCGGAAACTGAAATGTTTGGAAAGCCCACACCAAACCTCAGTTCGGTTCCTTCGCATAACTACATACCGTCTGCGCTCAATCCGCATCATTCAGCGCCTCCCTTTCGACTTATGAAAAACCAATTTCAGCAGCCACAGGACCAACCATATCCCAGTGGCAACGGACAAAGAAAACTCGATGGAAAAGCACATTGTGATGAGCTTGATAATTCCGACTGTAAATGCCCAACTTATTGCGTAGCCAACAATCAAGCCAATGATAAGAATTAACCCTTTACGCATCGTTCAGCGCCTCCAATCTCTCCATCACCATCTCCACGGCCTCGTCCGTCATGGGTGCGCCGCAGGCGGGGCAGAAATCCGGTATCAACCAACAAGTCAATTCCGTAAAATCGCGGCCACAGCACGAGAACACTCTATTCGCTCTGCCGTCTTTGATTGTTTCTATAATCTTTCCGCGTCGTACCCGCTCCCGGCTGACGGGGCGGAGGGCGGAGAGGGCAGTACGTATAGCCTCTATGGTTGTTTCAGTGTGTACCTTTCCCCAGTAGGATGTTTCGGTCTCGTGCATTTCTTCAAAGCGTTTCAGCAACGACTCAAAATAGACTATCGCTTCTTCCCGCGTCATGGCTTGGCCTCCCTTTCCATCTTCTCCCTGATGGCTGACAGGATGAAATCCCGGTTCAGCACATACAGGTCCGTAATTCCGTGCTCCTTGCACATCTTGATGACCTCGTCCATGATGTAGTTTTTGATATCTTCTTTCCAGAGGACAACCGCCTGTATCGTTGCAGAGGCCACGGTGTTTCCATCCTCGTCTGTTCTGACTTGCAAGGATGGGTCCCCAATGTCAACATATTCTCCCGGGTTCTTCATTCCAGCTCCTCCAGCATCTCCATCTCCTCCGCGCTCAGAATCGGTGCGCGGGTGTTCCAGGCGAGGCGGGCGTCAGTCCCCATCAAATAAGTGTTCATCCAGCATCTCCTTTAATGTCCTCTCGTTCAATATTTTTTCAAGGATTTTTGCCCTGGTATTCCAATCTAACCTGGCAATCGGCCTCTCATCGTGTTTTATTTCAAAGTCGCCATTTTTGTTTTTTCCGATTTCAACGAGATACTTTTCTGAAACAGATTTTAGTTTGCATTCTGTACAAACAATACCAATCCAAAATCTGGAATTTGGGTATTTTTCTGTAACATCACTGACGTAAAATTCTGATTTGCCTAAACATCTTGGGCATGGCAGCAGCACCCCCGCATCCGTCAGCCGCTTTGCCGCCTCCCTGTCACCCAGCAGGGCGCGCTTTGTATCATCCATCATGCTCTCTTCCTTTCCAGCGGGCAGCTCTCAATGGCGTATGTAGTCACCCATGTTTTCCGCCCGCCCCGGTTTCTCCCAACAATGAACGTCCGTTTCTTGGCCGTCCAGCCCGGTACTGGCTTTTCCTCACGCAGCCATGGACACTGACTAATCGGGCAGCAGCAATCCCTGCATGGATTGGCTGAATACCGCTGGATGGGGACCAGATATTGATCAAGTTCGCCCATAGGGCCTTACCTCCACCTGTATACTCTCGTTTTCCCAAAATTCGTGAGAAACTTTCCGCACCCATTCCCGGTTGTCATCCGGCAGTATGTAGCCTTTCATGGCATCCACAAACGCCTTGCCCATGGCGGCGTGATTGTCCACGTCCAGACCATCGTTCCAGCGAAAAATGACTTCGACAGGGCCTTTGACGAGCTGTTTTCGGATATGCGCCTTTTTCATGGACCACAGCGCCAGAGAGTGGAGTTCTTCTGCGTCCCGCTTCCGCTGTGACCAGTGTTTCCCGGCATAATACGCATTCAGGCCAAACCGCTTGTTCCAGGCCGCTTTTCCCCTTTTGGTGGGCGGATACGGAATTTCAAAAATCAAATCCCCATCCTCCTTGCCAGCTCTTTCAGGGCCGCCTCATATTCCTCGGGCGGCAGTCCTTGGAGCTTTTTCTTCTCCCGCTCATAGGCGGTCCAGTCAGCGTTCCCAGCCGTAGACTCCATCGCTTTCTCCCTTCTTTGTGTATCGGCGGCACCGGGCGTCATAGACCAGCTGGATGTTTGCCGTTGAGCCGTAGGAGCGATTTTTCAGGATGCTCAGCCCGGCGTCATACCCATAGGCCGCGATATCCTTTTCTTCCATCCGTTCTAGCGAAAAGGCGTTGTCCGCCCGGTTTGTGATGTCCGCCGACCCGCCGATGTCGTCCGCGGTCAGCAGCTTCTTTTTGTCGTTGTCGCCCTTCCGGGGGTGTGCTACCAGATGCACGTGCACCTCGTTTTTCTTGGCGAACTCCACCAGCCGCCCCGTGAACCGGCTCTGCGCCCGATAGAAGTCCTTGTCGCTCTGGTCGCTGAATCGGGCGGTCATTAGGTTGTCCACCAGGAACACGCAGCAGCCGAACCGGCGGACGGCGTACTCGAACACGGAGATGATGCTGTCCTCGTCCCCAGCACCGGCCACCCGGTTGTCGTACAGGAAAAACTTCCCTTTCCACCAACCGTCGATCCGGTCCGCGATCTCCTTCGGCGTGTAGTAATACAGTTTCCCGGACGCCGGGTCCCGCTTCGGCTCGATATGCCCGGCCCCGGCGGCCTGTAGCATAGCCCACTGCTTGAAGCGCCAGGCCGACAGCTCCCCGGAGTAGGCGCAGACCGGGAAGCCCTGGTCGATGGCGTTTAGAAGCAGCTGGGACAGCAGCGTGGACTTGCCGCTTCCGCGCCTTCCAGTCCACACGGACAGCTCCGATGGGGCAAAGCCTCCGATGGACTGGTCCAGTGCTTTTAGACCGGACATGACGGCGACGGATGCGCCGGGGTCCCTCCGCTCCACGTCCGCCAGGTCCAGCAGGCCGTCCATGGGCTGTTCCACGGCCCCCAGCAACAGATGATCCACGGCCTTTCTCCCCCCGGTTGTCAGCACGTCCCGGACGCGGGAACTCTTACCAAATGCTCCCTCTTTCGGCAGCAGCACGGCCACAGATGGCGCATATTCTTTGAGGGCGTCCGCCACGGCTTCCGCCGTATCACGGTCGGACAGAGCCAGGAACACAGATGGGAAGGAACTCAGAAACGGCTCCGCATCCCGGAAGTTCTCAAAGCCCGCCCCATAGGCAAGGCAAACGGCGTTCTGGTTGTCCAGGGCTGTCACATCCTGGGCGTCCGCCACAAACCACAACGCTTTCCGCGTGTCCATGGCGGTCTCATCGTAGAGCAGCCAGGCGGAGACATCAGGTAAACTTGGCATACGGGTCCTCCTCCCCGGCCAATGGTTCGTCATCCCAGCAACCGCCATCCAGCCACTTTGACGGGCTTGGAAAATACCTTGCGTTCTCCCCGGAATACTGCGGCCACAGCTTTTGCTGTTTCACAGCCTCCAGAATCCGCTTTACCTTCCCTTCATCCGGGTCTACCCGCTTCCAAGCGTCAAAAGCGTCTTTCTTGGCTGACTTTTTGGGATAAACATCCCAAAACTGGTCAAACCCCCAATAGTTTTTGGCAGCCCCTTCCGTTGCAGAGGGGGTAGGGGGTGTAATATCTTTTTCTTTATCTTTGTCTTCTTCTTTGTCTTGGCCATTTTTGCCATTAACAAAATGGCATTTGCTATTTTTGCCATCTTGTTTCTGCCGTTGCCATCGAACCGCAGCGCCTTTTTTCCCAGCCGATGCCCTCGCTTCGACAACGGTGTGATAAGACTCATTGTCTCTGTCTATGTCCAGCCGCATACCGTCCCACAGCAATGCCTCCCGGCCCAGGTCGTCCGGCTCTGCTCCCGTTGCCTTATAGCGCAGGGCAGCTCTCACCAGTCTTCCGAACTCGGTATCATTGAGTTTCTGGTACTTTTCCAGACAGTCCACAAAGAGTTTGAGATATGTTGTGCTCATGAGCATCTCCTATGGAAAATCGTTTCCCTGGCGGAGGGCATTACTGCCCATCCGCCGGTCTTTCGATCACTTCGCCGGTGTCGCCATCAACCTCGTATCCCTCTGCCTCGATCACGGTCTCATCAGGGACGGAATACATATCTTCGGAGATTTCTGTCTTGATGGTTTCGTCAGAAGTCAGTCCCCGCATGAACTCCGTTTTAAGGGGAGCGTATTTCAGCGCCTTTTTGAGGACGGTCTTCTTTGCCATCTCTTCAAAGTTTGTCTGCCAGGGACCATTGCTGTATGCCTTGCTGTACTTCTTGGCGTGAGTGCGAACATCGTCGACGCTCATGACCTCAAAGCCATAGCCGCCATCTTTCGTGCGGAAAACAGCGTAGAAATAGACGGGTTCTCCCCGTTCCCCCTTCGCGGGAACATGATGCAGCTTCGGCTCCAAACCAAGCTCATACTCAAACTCATCGTTTTCATAGACCGTCTGTGCCTGGATGGTGGATACCTCGCCGGATCGATAGGCCAGGTCGATCAGGCCCTTATAGCCAAGCTGGAACTGGCACTCCAGGACGCCGTGATTTTTGAATGGGATCAGGTATGCCTGCCCCAGCGGGGTGTTGGGCTCCATGCCCAGCTGTGCCGCCGTCATCATGGCGCCGAGAAAGCTCTTGGGCGTGGTCTGCGCCAGCTTGGGGTTTGTGGACAGAGCGGAGAGGGTGATCCGGGTGAACCGCTCCGGCGTCAGCACGGAAGGCAGCGCCTTTGCGATCTCCCCCTGCATTTTCTTGATATAGTCCTGCATGGTGGCAGGCCCTTTCTTGGCAGCCTGGGCGCTTTGCGTACCCTGGATGAGTCCTTCTTTCATGCTCCCTTGTCCTCCTTAATGGAAAATCTTCTGAATTTACTGATTTTGAAATATTGCGATAAGTCCAGGTCCGGATGATCCTTGGAAAATGCTTTGACATCGAAAGTGCTGCGGCTCTGCGGCGCCCACAAAACGCTGAAGTTCCCGTAAGTGGCCTTCTCCGCCTCGCCCATGTCCTGCATGAACGTCTGCTTGATGGCCTCGATCCGCCGCTCGATCTCGCGCTTTTCTAACTGCAGCTCCTCATAATCCCGAAACATGGCATCCCGACCAAACAGCTCAATGGAGCCATTGTCAGAGTCCGCGTAGATCGTTTCCATGGCTTCTGTGGTACTCTCCGCTCCGTCCGGCTCCGGAGGCTCCTGCGTCATCACATGCAGCTCCCAAAAATCCTTTGCGCACCGCTTCAAGGCATCGATCTCTTCCGGGGAGACATATACACTGCTCTCGCACCATTCCGGACAGATGTCGACCGGGATGGTGGTAATCTGATAGATATAAAAGGCTTTATTAAGTACCAATGCAGCCAGATACCAGCGGAACCAGCCAGTGACGGCCAGATAAGTCACACACTGGGCGTAATAGCTTTCCGGGAAGTCTCCCCCAGTGTAGGATTTGAGGCTGAGGGCAGATGCGGTCTTGCACTCCAGCCCTGACTTTTCCCCCATGATCCTACGGTCTATGTTTGCGTGCAGATAAGGGGCTGCATCATTGCGTAACAGGTAATTCATACGCTGTGCCGTTTTCCCTGATTTCTCTTCAAAACGCTGGGCCACATAGTCTTCCAGGTCTCTGCCCTGGCGCATGGCCTCATTATCCTGCTGTTCTGGAAGGAGCCCGGTCTTTTCCGCCCAAACTGAATATGGTGAGCGGTATTTGTTCAGGCCCAAAACGGCGCCCATATCGCTGCCGCCCAGACTGTTTCTGCGTTCCCGCAGCCAGTCCTCGCGGCTCATGTCTGATGTCGGGATTTTATGTATCATCGTCGTCTCCCTTCAAAATCTCCGTGAAATACTGTTCTCCAGCGCCACAGATCGGGCAAACCGCCTCTCGCCTGCTCTCCCTGGTTCCATCCCAGTCAATGATCTCTGAATAGGAAACTAGCGTCGGCTTATCGAACAAGGTCCCGCAGATATCACAGCGATACATGATACTTGATCTTGCGTCCGCAAGAGGGACAGAATCTCCAGCCGTTTTCCTGCGGGCCGTCCGCTTCAAATCTCTCCAGACCCAGGCAGGTTTCGCACTGCCAGACATTGTTTTCCTCATCAACGCAAATGTAATTCGTTTCATTCATCAGTCATTCTCCTTCTTCGCACCACCAAATGTCCGCCGTCTGGACGCCCAAGGATAAAGCTTCTAAGTGCCCCTTGACGGCAATATCAATATGGTCCCCCTTGACTGCCGGGCCGGTATCATCGGCTCTCAGATACACCATCCCGCCGTTGTGCTCGACCATGATGGTACTGCCCAGCGGTATAATGTCCGTATCCACAGCGCAGCTCACATAGGGCGTTACACGCCTGCCGCTGGCTGTGATGCCGGAGCCTGTCCCACAGATGTGGGGCCGTTCCTCGCAGCAGTAGAAGGTGATGGTCACGTCCTCCAGCTTGTGAGACCGGGCCAGCAAAGCAGCTTCTATAAGCTCATTCTCGTTTTCCTCGATCTTTTCTGCTGTCAGATAACAGCGAGTGGTGGCCGGGGTATCGTCGCCGGGTAGGCTGCCGTCCTGCGTGGCGGGCTCCGGCTTGTGCATAGCGGGCAGTTCCGCCTCCACCGTCATAATCAGGTAGCTTCCCAGCCACGCCAGCAGCAAGATCAGAAACAGGAGATATGTAATCAGCTGCAACCGCCTCTGGCTCCGGCGCCGCCGCTCTTCCCGTGTCAGTTTCTTCACCGCTCTCCCTCCATCCAGGAAAGGAAGCGCATGAACCATGACGTAGCCGTACAAATGCCGATTAAAGCAAAAATGTATGTACTCATTTTTATCTCCCTGCACGCACAAATCGGATTATTTCGTCATCAGTCAGTGACAAAACCTTATCTAAGGCGCTAATATCATCCAACCACCATTTGCGCTTTCCGCTTAGTTTCATAGAGATATTAGATTGGGTCATTCCAGCCAATTCTCCCAGGTCCCGATCGGTATACCCCATACGTCCTCCAGCAGAGCGAAGAATCCTCGCCCTCTGTTCACATGGGGGAACAGAAAACCTGCTTAGTTTTGTTCGCGCCATGATTTCCTCCTTGATTTCTCCCCTTGGAGGCGATATACTGTATCCAAAGGGATTGTCCGTGGTTGCTCAATCCTTGCCCTGCTCAATGTTGGTAGCATTGAGTGGGGTTTTTCTTATAAAAGGTTGGGAAGCCGGTTTTCATCGCGCTGCCCATGATTGTATGCCAAAAGAACCTGAACAGCGTATTTTCTTGCACCAGATGTTCTATCTGCCTGGGCATCGCGGATAATGTCATTCGGCAGCTTCTTTTGCAGTTTTGCAATGCAGATATCTTCCTTGTACTGCCCTTTATAAGTCCGAACAAACAATCCTAAGCCCTTTAGAATTTGCGCCTGCGCTCCGCTGGGATCTCCATTCCAAGACTGTTTAATGATCCTGATATATGAGGCATAAAGATCGTTGTCATTGATGGAATTGAACTCATTCCAAAGCGTACTGACCGCTATAACCGCATTTTTTGCCTTATTCCCAGTCCAGGAAATTTCCAGCCCGTTTTTCTCTGTGATTCGCTGAAAGTCGATGGATTTCTGATCTCCGTAGTTACCGAGGACTCTGATTTTGTCTGTCAGGGTTACTCTGCTAGTAGTACCGCGCTGATTGATGAACATATTAGCTGCGTCCATCTTTGTCATTCCGTTATAGACCCGACACTTTACGCAGAGGTCACGACCAGCGTTTCTGGCCTTTAAGACCTTCATAGTCATCTGGCCGTCAAAGCAGTAATACTTTCCATCGATTAGCGCAACGCTGATAGGCTGGATGAGATTCGGGTCAAATGTACGCATGATCTTGTTGAACTGTGCCCGTCTCCGATTTACGTCTCTCTGGCCGAGGTCGTCAATCAGAATGTCCTTTGTGTTAAGGTCTAAAAGCTGGACTTCAATTTTCTGTGCCATTCTCGCTCACCATCCTTATCATGTTTTTGTATTTTTCGATGACCTCAATGCCCCTGTCCAGTTCTTTCATAGCAGCGTCACGCCCAGCCGGAATATCAAGCATTTCCCGATGGACAAGAACTATATGCTGTTTCAAAGAAGCATCCAATGCCTTGATAGCTGTATGGATAAGCTCCTGAAACTCCGAAACTGTGAACGGGGCTGGCGGTTCCTCCGGCTCTACCTTTGGGATTGGGCGGAGGATCGCTTTCGCGGTGTCTGTGTCCCCCTTCTTGATAGCCTCCACGGCCTCGCGCTTCTTTTCCTCCGGGGCATTGCGGATTTCAGAGATAACAGACTTTGGGGCTTTTACAGAGCCGGAAAGAACGGCCTCTTTGATTCCGGGAGAGACTTTCTCAGCTTCATTCAAACTATCAATGAAGTGCTCTGCTCTTTTGACGGTTTGTTCTCCGACTCCAAAATCATCCGCAATCTTTTGAGCTGTATTTTCGTACTTTTTCAAAAGACCATTTTGGCCTTTTGAAAAATTGTCTGATCTTCTGTCACCTCCGGCAGTCATCTTCTGCGCCTTGTAAGCCTCGCCAATCAGTGCTGTCTTTTGCTCATCAGTGATATTCCGCCGTCCCAACTGGTTCCGACACATCCAAACGATAGCGGCCCACTTATCAGGAAAATCCATCTGCTTAATCTTGAATGGGATTTCCGGGTGTTTCTGCACGATCTTGTAGCGGTGGTGCCCATCAATGATTGTGTTGCGCCAAACCACCAGCGGCTCCCGGACTTCCCCATCCTCCAAAATATTCTGCTCCAGTTTGGAGAACTCGTCCTCTGATAAGGGTGGTATCTTATCCCGAAATTCCGGGTCGATGGTTAGTTGTTTCACGTCTCCTCCTTATTTGTATCTAGAATTTGAGGTATTTTTCCAATCCGGATAGCCTCATCAAAGGTCATTCCATACGCCGCCCGGTTGAGCTTGTCCATGATCCGCTTGGTGTTGCGTGCCTGGGACTCCAGGGCTTTGATGGTGCTGTTTTCGTTCAAATTTTCGTTCAAAGTAAATTCCTCCTTGCGATTGATTTCCGCCCGGAGGAATGGTATACTGTCCTCGCGGGCCTGTTGGCACTATCAATAGGTCTCCGCAGCCCTCGTCGGTGGTTGCGCACCGGCGGGGGCATCTTTTATTTGGGATCGTCTGAAAGAAGCTCGTCTACGGTTACGCCGAAGTAATCCGCTACTTTCTTGATGGTCTCTAGACGTGGAGAAGAGGTCCTCCATTTTCCAATTGTTCCATTTCCTATCTCAGTAGCGGTCTCTAATGCCCAAACGCTCACTCCTCTCTCGCTGCAAAGACGCTTTACATTATTGAAAAGCACTTTTTCACCCCCTTATTTACTAGAAAAAACTTGACGAACTTTAGAAAATAGTCTATTATTATTTTGTCAGGATAAATAGCTATTTCAAAAGCCCTAGTTAATAGAGGGTCTGGTTTTTTGTGCCCTCTGTACCTCTTATAATACCTGTCTCTTATACACATCTCCGAGCCCACGAGACGCGTAGTAATCT